CTCAACCTTAACTTTCTTCGGGCGGGCCATTGGTGCCCCACACAGCTTCTAGGATTCGCACAGGGATTTCCACCTTGCCGCCACACACTGCNCGCTCAAGNGCNGCCTTNCANACCGCAATNTCGAACNGNGTCGAACAATACAGTTGTTCGTTGGACTCAGGTTCTTCGCGGACGGAGGCCCAAGTAAGACCGTCTTTGCAGGTAACAAAGAGTTCCAGTGCGGTGATATAGGAGACTGCGCGAGAAGGGCAAACTCTAAACCAATAGCTGGAATCATTCTTCTCGGAAACCATGACTTGAAGTCCGCCACCTTTGCCGCGCCAGTCACAGAAACGCACTTCCCGGAAAGCCTTGCCTCGAATCATAGGCTCGACATAATAGGCACATGCCCAGTCAAGCAAAATGGGCGGCAGGCTGTGGATGTTGATCGACTGCATTTCTTCCGTCAAACCACTCTTCTTAGACATGTTCATCCCCTATTAAATTCTTCACCAAAAAGTTCGCTGCCGATCTTGAAGGCAACGTCACGAGCACCAGCATTATAGCTGTTAGGGTCGTCGTTTGCAAGAGCTACCTGTTCTTTCCAGATTCTCTTGATGGTTTCGATTGCTTCTTTCTTGNTATCGACCTCTAGCATTATGCCTCCAGTTTGATATAAATTGCCTTGTAATCGTAGCGAAAAGTTCGNNCAACGACCTTTCCCTCAATGTGGTTTAGCCGCTCACCAATTGCAACAAAATCTCCGAGATTTGGAATCGGGTATTCCTCATCAAATCTAACATATATTGAGGGACGGTGGTCTGCCTCAAACACAATCCGTTCAAACACAATCCGTTCAAACATTTTCACCAACCGCCCCCATATGCCGCTTCCACGCCGCAACAAACTCGGTCCCGATAATCATAGCCCGTTCTTGTTCACTAACAATAACACTAGGCTCATTCATAATCTGCAAAGGGACTTCCAGTGTTAATGTAATAACCGGAGCGAATGAATCCGGTTGGTACGATACAGTAGACGACAGAATATTCATTACTCACCCCCAAAGATAAACGCCACTGACAAACCAAACAACAAAGGCGAGTGCAATCAAGTTCCACTTAATTTTAAAATCTACACCCATCTGGCGACTGGCCTTGATCCTAGGATCAAAACAAAAAGAGTATAACCACACTGCAAAACAAAAAGTCGTGAAAACAAAGGCTAGTACCGCAACAATAGTGCTAAACATAATATAAGTTCCTTGATTGGTCAGTTGATGTAGAGGATTGTACCAAAAGAAAAAGGGGCAGTCAAGCCCCTTTTTTTGATTCCCTGAACCTTATCGCTAGTTCATCACTCGTTCAGAAGAGTTTGTTTCCCGTTGATAGGAACCTTGAAGCTATCATTAATTTCCTTCATCTTTTCTAGATAAACCGATAGCATTCCGTTAACGAGTGTCGCGTTCTTGACTTCAACCTTGTCATTAAGTGTCCATGCGCGAACAAATCCTCGGTTTGCGATTCCCTTGTAGATTACTTCTTCGTCTGTCTCAGTCTTCTTCGCATCAGCCTTGACAGTTAGAACATCGCCAGAAACATCAATCTCGATGTCTTGTTCCCCGAAACCTGCAACAGCGAGTCGGATAACGTACTTGTTTTCATCTGTCTTAACGATGTCATAATTCGGAAAGCTATCACGGTAGTGTAGTTTAGCTGTGTTGCAGAGTTCTTCAAGATTATCGAAAACACTCTTCGCATCTCGAAAAAGACCTACCTTTAGATTTTGCAGCATGGGGTTATCGTTCATATTGATTCTCCTGTAACATTAAGAATTTTAGTTTCTCTGGCTTCTAATATATCTAACTCAATCATTTTGAGCCTTTTATTTAAGGCTTCTACTACCCTAAAGTCGAAACATTTTCTTTCGTTTGATTCTTTAATATAAAAATCTATAGATTCTAATATTCTAAGAATCTTTTCTTTTTGCCATGCAAGGTGAGCTTCGAGTGCGGTGTTAAATCTACCTAAATGTTTGGTTTTTCCGTGTAATTTGCATTTTGCTCTATACTTTTTATTTTTGTGGTCATATGTAACACCCAAAGGAAACTCCCCTCTAATAGCACGAGAGTCTGAAAGCAGTGTATTCAATCTTCCAGAAATAAATGTGCAAGTATCTGGAGAGTAAATTCTTTCACCTCGACATAGCAAATCTTTATCTAGTTGCCAACCTTCAACATTTCCGCGTTCTATTACCCAATTTCTAAAATTTGAAAATAATTCCCAATCTTTGCAAACTGTACATCCCACATATGTTGGATTTGCTTTGTGGTCTGCGTCGGAATAGCAACGCTTTAGCATATTTGTCCATCTTTGATAGTATGGACAAACCCACCCTTTGCTTTTTATCTGTACTACATAGTCAGCGTCGTTGACTCCAACTCCATATAACAATTTTAAATTCATCTATTATTTCTTGCTAGCACCAAAAGTTTTTGTTGAAGTTTTAGAAGTCCAAGGCACTTCAACTTGGCCTGTTCCTAAACATTACTTGTCCACAAATCCTTTTGTGTTAATGTCCAGTATTACCTTTGTGATATCCGCGCTCACATCCCGTCTAGAAAGGACCACATACACGCTACCGTCAACAGGGTTTGTGATGTTTCCAAACAACCTCCGATAATCAGAATTCTTGATCATCTTATTGATTGCATGCAGGTATACTCTCATCCTTTTTTCATCGTTTTTAAAAGAAGTTTACAGTCACAGCATCTGGCTTGTACAATCTCAAAAAAGACTCGAACTCATTGAAGATTCCGCCTAAAACTTTAGTTGGAATCTTCCCTCTTGACTCTACATCAGTTACCCCATTTCTAGTGAAGGCAAAATTATACACATCTTTGCCTTCAAGGTGCGGGCTTTGTTTTGTTACCTCGTCTGGAAATCTTTGAAACACTAATTGATAAGAATCTCCCTCGAAGTTAATTTGGGCGACATAACTACCGTCTGGGGACTCATGCCACTCAAGATTAAACCTAGTATTCCAAAGCTCATTGATTGCTCTAACTACCCCAGAAAAGTCGGGTGTGCTCATACTGTCCACTTTATATTATTGATTATTTCTTGCCTGTACCGAAATGATACTTGGGAACCAATTCCCAACTCTTCTTGTCCTCGAATGGCACAATCTTGATCTTTGAAAGTTCGAGTCGGTTTTTGATTGAAGCAGGATTTAAAATTTTACACAGCCCCCAGTCTTCAAGAAGGAAGGCCACCGTGTTTCGTCTTAGGAGGTCGTCTTCTTCAATAGTGGCTTTCTTGCCATCGATTCCAAACATCTCTTTAAAGTGCATGATTGCATATCTGCCTCGTTTGTGTAGAAGGTGGCAAGACTGTGTAAGCTTCTTCTCTGTGGAGCTAGGGATTCCAATTCGAGTAAGGGTTTCTCTTAGGATTAGAAAGTCGTCAGGATCGGTTAGTTCAACTTCAATGCCATATCCTTTAAATACATCTTCATTCATTTTTTGTGTCCTTGTTCTTCACTTTTGTTTTTATATAATCAACCTGATCCTCGCTAAGAAGATTCAAGATTTCCTTAGCTTTCTCAGTGGACACATCATAAAAGGACTTGACGTATTGAATGTTCTCTACCTTCTCTGCCTTGATCCAAGGACTGTATCCGCTAAGTTTGCTGACACTATTTAGATAGAATTCGAACTGTGCCTTATGGGGCAAGACCGTTTGTTTGTTCATTTCGTTTGCGTGAAACAAACTCTGCATGTCAAATGACAGTGCGCGGTTAACAATGTATGGGATGTATTGCTTAGAGTCGAAATCAGACCAAGTCCCTTTCTTGGTCCTGATCGCTCTTACATAATCGAAGGGACTTGATTTTTGATTTTCGCTCACGGATTATTCCTCTAGAAGTCTTACATTGGTGAAAGGTCGCTTGTCGTGGCTATTGGATGCAGCATAGATTTTAAACGCCTCTAATGGGTCTTGTCCAATTTCTAAGTCACATCCAGACCCAAGAGTCCCACCCTTCCAGCTACCCTTTTTAGTTCCGGTTTCTTTATCGAACCTGAAGTAGACAACTCTGCGAACATTTTCTTTTTGGAAGAGTCCAAGAAACTTTGTCCACTTTACACCATATTTCCAACGACGCTCTTGGACGTAGCATGTAGCGACAACCTCTGTTCCGTCATAGTCATTAAAAGCAATCTTAAACTTTGGAACTTCCTTTTCTGTTTCCATTGTATCGTACACAGTTACACAATTGGATTCATCCAGTCGCTTAAAAGTCTTTAGTTCCCTTGTCTTTGGGTTGTACTCGAAGAATGTGATGGAAGTTGTCCGCGCATCCTTCCATGGAAAGTTGATGTACTTTGAATATTTGCTCGGCCAGCAATCTAACTTTGGTCCACATTGCAAAGAAATACTGTCGTTTCGAATTGCAATGCTATACTCTACCTGAATATAGTCTGTGTATCCCGATTTTCCGTTTTCATCTTTAGTGGACCATTCATAATGCGAAGTGTCAACCCACTTCTTCTGAGATTTGACAATTTGCTTGTCGATATTCCAGTACCAGAATCGAGTAAAAAGGTACAACCAAATTTGATTGTATCCGCGTTCTTCGTCTAGACTGCGAATGCCAAAGGAAAGTTGTTTGGTAGATGGCTTGCCAGATTCTATTAGTTTAAATTTCATTCTTCAACCTTTTCATGTGGAAGTAAAGTTTAGCGTAGTGTTCAAAGCATCGAGGATACTGATGCGGATTCGGAATCCTGTCGCCGAACATTGCGTACATCCCTTCGATATCTTCTGGCAGACTGTCTATTGCCTTATCTATTTCCGAGTCAAGCAGTTCTTCGTGAGTCGTCATTTCCAATTTACCTTTAGCATCAGTTCAGTCATACAAGCCATGGTGTTGATTTCCTTGTCAATTACAAACGCTGACTTGTATGCGTAATCTGCGATTACCATCACCAGTTCTGGAATTGATTGTGGTTGACAAACTTCTGCCGACTTGTCATATAGCTCTCGGAATAATGTGTCTGAATCGATGTCAGAGTTGTTAGCCACCCACTTGCGAACATCGTTGAATCGTTTTTCCTTAAGAGCGGAAATTAGCTCTGCAAACTTTTCATCTTCGAGATTTGCGAGCACACCAACATCCAGCACCTTTCCAACAGAATACCGCTGAAGTTCGTTAAGGACTCGGCGAAAGTCGGGGAAGTGCTTAGTGACAACCTCTGCAACCACAGTCTTNTTAAAGCTAACNTCTTCNANCTTCAGAATNTGNCAGCAACGCTTATAGAATTCTCCTGCCAGTTTTGGCTTCTCAGAAGGGGCAATCTTGAAGTCAATCACAGAGCATCGAGATTGAATNGGTTCGATGATTTTGTTTAGAAGATTGCAAGTGAANATGAATGAACANGACTTGGAAAATTCTTCGATGCTTGACTTGAGAGCGCCCTGAGCATTTGGGCTGAGTCCGTCTGCTTCGTCTAGGATGATAACCTTTTGTGACTGGGAGATAGAATAGGAAGAGGCAAAATTTCGAATCGTAGTTCGGATTGTGTCAATGCCAGAATCTTCTGAAGCATTGATGAATAGGTAGTCTGCGCCGACTTCTTCGCACATCGCAATGGCAACGGTTGTCTTGCCGATGCCGCGAGAGCCATTCAGAATCAGATTTGGCACTCGATCCTGATCAACAAATCCTTGGAATGCGGTCTTGATGTTATCGGGCAGAATTGTTTCTTGTACCTTGTTTGGGCGATACTTTTGAAACCACAAGAATTCTTTAAGGTTAACACTTACATCAGTCATAAATTTTCTCCATCAAATTGAAAAGGGATGCCACCCTCAGTTATAAAAGGTAACATCCCTTTGGGTGCTCAGTCAAATATTTCTAAGCATGTCGCGAGTAATATTCTTTACATACACGCTATCGCAAACCTTCTCCCACTCTTCGTCGTTTGTGAACCACTTTGGCCTTTGCAGGTAGATTAGAGGCACAGAATACACGCCACCCTCGCCATCCTCAACGTGAATCCAAACTGCCCACTGTTTGCAAATTCCGGGGACTGGTTTGCAAACAGAGTAGCTAGTAACAATCTTATTTTGGTTTTCGGAATGGTGGGTCATCTTCTTTAGCTCCGGAATCTGCATCATAGGTAGAATCCATGTGAGGGGCAATGTAATACTCTACCACGTACCCATCAACGCCTTGTAGCTCAAAAAGGCTGATCTTATGTGAAGACAGACTTACCTTGTACTCACCCGGAATAAGGCGAAGATTTTCCACAGCATAGATAAACTGGAACTTGTTATAATGCTCGCAGTCCAGTTCAACTGAATAGTTGTTAGATAGCGGTGAATTGGGGTCTAGGACGCGAGCACAGACCTTGCCATCGCCCTTCGCCTCGAATACGATGCTCGGTAGCTTCAGAAGGTTACAAGCCCGCTGTAGCGCCTGTAGATCGTTTTGTGTTAGAACGAACTGCACTTCTGGTGCAGGCATCTTGACGTTCAGCTTATAAATGTCGGTCTTGCTTGGGTCTGGACGGAAAACGTCAAGGTCGCCATAGTGATACTTGACAGCAGCATTACCCTTAGAAACTGTAAGGTAATTGCTGAAGAATTGAATGTCTGGAGAATCAAACATCGACATGACCCCGAGAAATTCGTTGAGGTCATAAATCTGGAAGTCTCGTTCAAACTCTTCTGGCAGCGTGGCCTTGACAAAAGTTTCCTTCGTCACGGAAATTGTGCGAAGCTGGCTGCCCGCCTTGACAATCAGATTTGAGTTGATGTGTGAGAAGTTTTTTAGTAGCTGTGTTGTTTGTTGCGATAGATTCATAATGTATTCCTTTTTTGTTAACCTGCCGGATTCCAACCTTTTTC